AATTCCCGAACGGTGCAGAGGGGCATTTTATCGAAATCAATTCGATAGAGGAGTTGCTAGAATTTCAGAAAAAAGTTGGAAACGAGCTAATAATTACTTCTGCTATTGATAATGAATCAATTCCAGCTATTGAAATTTACAATAATTACAGGGAGTGAACATGAAAAGATTTATAGCTATCTGGATTCTTGTCTCTGCTGGATTGAACATCTGGCAGATGGACAGGATTCGAGATTTGGAAGAGAAGAAGCCTATTGTTGTCTATAAGGCTGACAACACAGGCGCTGAGATATTTGGGCGTGTCCTTGAAAAAGGACGGCATGGCAAGTTGTATACAGTGACTATCAGAGACTACGGGGTGTTCGTAGTTACGAAGGAACAGTTTGAGAAAATCAGAATAGGGGATGAGGTGATGTTATGAAAGTTCGATTTAATGGGAAGTATAACTTCTTCTTAACCCAATTTGTCCATTTTATTGTATTGGACTATCTCTGGAAGATACTTGAAATTATCATCTTAGGTGGAGTGAGAGGGAATTTGGCGGATTCCATTATGCTTGCTCTGATTTGTGTCTATATTGCATGGATTTTAGATAAGGAGGAATGAAACAGATGACTACAATAGACAAAGTAAAACAATGGTTTATTGACCGTGACCTTGAAAACGGTGGACGGCTGGATAAGCAGTCTTTAAAATTAAGTGAAGAGTTCGGTGAGTTATGCGCAGGCTATCTCAAGAAGAATGAGAAGCTAACCAAGGACAGCATTGGAGATTGTGCAGTCGTGATTGTTGGTCTGGCGTTGCTCATAAAAGCGGATGTGCAGGAGATTTTTGAGGAAGTAAGTTTCATCGAAAATGAAGATGTGATGGATTCCTTTAAATGGTTAAGTGCTGAGATTAGTAGTTTTCAATTGAGGCAGGATTTAATCGGCAAGAAAATGTGTCGATATAATTTAGCGCATTCAATCGGTTATCTAAAATCAATCAGTAAATCGCTTGGTTATAGTTTTGAGGAATGTTTTGAACTGGCTTACCAAGAAATCAAAGACCGCAAGGGCCGTTGGATTAATGGTACTTTCGTAAAAGAGGAGGATTTGTAAAATGGAAGCACCAAAATTTAGAGCGTATGATGGTGGCTCATTAAATCGTATGTATCAACCAGACGAAGTTATGGTTGGTGGTGGCAACATTTGGATTATTGATGAGGATTCAGTCGCTGGTGACTGGATAGTAAACAATGACCTTCATATCATGCAATCAACAGGACTCAAAGACAAGAACGGTAAGGAAATCTTTGAGGGGGATGTAGTAAGACAAGTACGAACCCAGCCAACAACGGAAAATGAAACAATCACAGGTGTTGTAACCATGCTTGAGGGCGCTTGGTTGATTATGAATGATTGCGAGCAATTAGCTAGCTTTTTGTGGTCAGAGACGGATGAAAATGAAATCATCGGCAACGTATACGAAAATCCAGAGCTTTTGGAGGTGGACGATTGACGATAAACATCAAACAACGATTAAAAGCTTTGCAGTATATCGATATCAAAGCGAAGTCTAAGCACCAGGAAATTATCAGCCTGAAATCGAGCATCTTGCGAGGACAGCAATTTGATAATATGCCAAAGTCAGAAAGCTCGTCTAATCGCTCCGAAGAATTGAACGTGCTGATTATTGATAAGTCAGAACAACTGTATCAGGAAATCCAAGAACTTTATCAAGAACGAGACGAGATGGTGCAAGTGATTGAGTCATTGGAAGACCCTATGGAAAATATTATCATGCGGTTGTTGTATATTGATGGATTGTCGTGGAATCAAATTCAAGCTCAGCTACGTTGCGGGCGCGGAACGATTCATCGGGCTAAAGAGAGCGCTTTGAAAAAAATTTCTAAAAAATGGAACTAATGGAACTCTTTGGAACTTTTAAAGTGATATTATGGTATTGTCAGAAAGTACGGTAAAGCGGACTGATGACTCCTTTAATGTTTAACGGTATCAGGGCGAAAAGCTGGTGATTTCCTCTTTGTATTATTTAGTTCAACCCCTGGTACCGTTATTTAGATTTTTAGTGTAGTGGTAACACAACAGACTCCAAATCTGTTATCGCGGGTTCGATTCCTGCAAAGTCTGTGAGAGGTCTTACAAAGGGTCACACAAACGTGTGGCTTTTTGTTTTGTAGAAAAATGGAGGTGATGGAAAATCGCTAAATTAACTTTAAAACAACAAAGATTCGCTGACGAGTACATCATCAGCGGGAATGCGACAGATGCAGCTATTAAGGCAGGGTATAGCTCTAAATACGCTAATACAAACGCATCTAAGTTACTACAAAATACTACAATCAAATCCTATATCGACGAAAGGCTGGCTCAGCTTGCGTCTGAGAAGATTGCAACGCAGGAAGAGGTGCTTACTTACCTAACTTCAGTCATGCGAGGAGAGACGCAGGAACAAACTTTGATAAGTATCGGAGAATTAGGTCAAACGATTACGGATATTGATGTCGGGGCGAAAGATCGAATCAAGGCGGCTGAGCTTTTAGGAAAACGTCATAGGCTTTGGACGGACAAGGTAGAGGCTGACATTTCTGGAACGGTGGTGTTCGCGAATGAGTCAGACATATCAGATTAAACAGAATGATGTTGTTATCGACCTGCCTAAGATAGTAGGTGGTGGATACGGTCGGTTTTGGCGTTCTCGTAATTTCTATCGTGTCGTGAAAGGATCTCGTGGTTCGAAGAAATCAAAAACCACGGCTCTTAACTTCATCATACGCATTTTGAAATATCCTTGGGCTAACTTACTTGTAGTACGCAGATACTCTAACACGAACAAGCAATCGACTTACACGGATTTTAAGTGGGCTGCTAACCAACTCAAGGTTGCTCATAAATTTAAATTCAATGAGTCGTTGCCTGAAATTACTGTAAAAGAGACAGGCCAGAAGATTCTATTCCGTGGTTTGGATGACGAACTTAAAATCACATCTATCACAGTGGATGTAGGCATCTTATGTTGGGCATGGTTCGAGGAAGCATATCAAATCGAGACTGAAGATAAGTTTAGTACAGTTGTTGAATCAATCCGTGGTAGTTTAGACGTACCTGATTTCTTTAAACAAATCACAGTCACATTTAACCCGTGGAATGAAAGGCACTGGCTCAAACGCGTCTTTTTTGACGAAGATACTAGACGGGCCGATACGCTGTCAATGACGACCACTTATAAATGCAATGAGTGGCTGGATGAAGTCGATATCAAGCGTTATGAAGATTTGTATCATACGAATCCAAGGCGTGCAAGAATCGTCTGTGACGGTGAGTGGGGAGTTGCAGAAGGGCTTGTATTTGAAAATTACAGCGTTCGAGATTTTGATATACAGGGCACAATCAAGCGAGTAGGTGAAACTGCTGCAGGTCTTGACTTTGGTTTCACGCACGACCCAACTACTTTCCCTCGATTGGCTGTCGATCTGGATCAAAAAGAACTGTGGATATATGCAGAACATTACGAGCACGCTATGACCACGGAAGATATTTACCAGATGATTGCCAAGAACGACATGCTAAATGCTGAAATTACAGCAGATAGCGCAGAACAGCGCTTGATAGCAGAGTTGAGATCTAAAGGCGTAAGAAGAATACAAGCATCAGTTAAAGGCAAAGGCTCAATCAATGCTGGTATAGACTTTATGAAGCAATTTAAAATCTATATCCACCCGTCTTGTGAAAAGACGATAGAAGAGTTTGATACGTACATCTACAAGCAAGATAAAGACGGAAATTGGTTGAATGAGCCAATTGATGCAAACAACCACGTTATCGATGCGATTCGATATGCTTTAGAGAAATATCACATCGAAAGAAAATCAACACAAGACCGCATGAAGAATGCGTCTTATTATTTTAGGAGGTAAAATTGGAAGTTAATTTTTTAAATGGTACACGCTTTGACAGTAGATCGAATGAGCATTTTATGATGATGCTTGAAGACTTTAAAGTTATCGAATATGGTTCTGATAATTGGATCGAGCAGTTAAAACGCTACGTGAATCGTCATAAAGCAGAGCAACAGCCGCGGTTAAAAGAGCTGAAACGGTACTACAAAGGTGATAACAATATCAAGTATAGACCTGCTAAAACGGACAAAACTGCGGCAGACAATCGCATTTCTAGTGATTTTGCAAAGTACATCACTATTTTTGAACAAGGTTACATGCTAGGAAATCCGGTCGAGTACAAGAATAAGAACAAAATAATTATTAAGCATATCAAGGATTTTTCGGCTAAAAACAACGAGAAGAAGCACAATTCTTCCATCAAGAAAGATTTGTGTGTGTATGGCCGTGCTTATGAACTTTTAACAGTCACAGAGCGTGATAGCAAAGCGTGGGTTAAATTGTATAAGCTTAGTCCGGAGCAAACTTTTGTTATTTACGACGATACTTACGAGCAAAACTCGCTCATGGCCGTAAACTACTACGATGTAGATTATGGTGACAGCAAGCGTAAGACAATTATCAAAGTCTACACCGCAGATCATATCTATAGCTATGAGTGGAAGTCCACAGATAGCGATAAAATGGCGCTCAAGGAAGAGCAAGAGCACTACTTCAAAGCAGTGCCAGTCAATGAGTACAGCAACAACGAGGACCGTTTAGGATCTTATGAGTCGGTTTTGGATAACATTGATGCCTATGATTTGTCACAGTCTGAGCTTGCTAATTTTCAGCAAAATAGCAACGATGCCATCTTGATGATTAAAGGCAATCCATACACAGGAACGGAGGAAAACGACTTTTTGGAAGATGGACGAATCAATCCAAATGGTCGGCTGTATGTGTCGCAAGCTTACAAGAAAGCACAAGTTCTCATCTTGGACGATAATCCAAACCCAGGCGGAGCTAATCCAGACGCTAGCTATTTAATCAAGTCGTATGATAGCCAAGGCGCAGAAGCATACAAACAACGCTTAGTCAATGATATTTTGCGTTTTACCTTCACTCCGGATACGCTTGATAATAACTTTGCTGGTACGCAATCAGGCGAGTCAATGAAGTACAAGCTCATGGCTAGCGACAATTACAGAGAACAGCAAGAAGATCTGTTTGAAGCCGGCCTCATGCGTCGTTTGCGTTTAGCGGTTAATATCTGGAAGATCCAAGGCAATGAAAATACAGCCTACGAACTCATCAATGAAACTTCGGTAGTCTTTAGTCCGAACGTTCCACAAAATGAAAAAGAAATCGTCGAGATGATTAAGTCGTTGTATGGAATTGTCAGCGATCAGACTATTTTCGAATTATTGAATCAAGTTACGGGTGTAGATGCTGCCGATGAAATCAAGCGTTTGAAAGAGCAAGAAGACTTGGAGCAACCAGAACCACGGCTAGATCCAGTAGATGAGGTGGTCGATGATGAGCAAGAAGCTGAATCAAAACCATCTTGATTACTGGTCAGGGCGCTCAGATGAAATTTTTCGCTATCTAGACCGGAAGGACATTGATTTTTTTGCTGAGCTAAACAAGGCCTATCAAGAGCAAGCCAACGAAATGCAAAAAGCCTTTTACGATTTTGTTAGCAAATATTCTGAAAATGGGTCTATGAGCTATCAGGAGGCGCTACAACGCTTGAAAGGTACCGACTTGTCAGATTATCGGGAGAATGCCAGAAAGTATCGTGAGCAAGCTGAGAAAGACCCTGAATTACTTAAAAGGCTCAATGAGCAGTATGCGACTGCACGCGCTACAAGATTAGAATCATTGCAACTGGATATGCTCTTTCGTGCAGGGATTGCAAGAGGTCTTATTGCTGATAAGTTTGAAAGCTATTTACAAAAAATGGCTCTCATGGGCTATAAAAAGGCTATGAGCGGTCGGACTGGTGCAATAAATGAGCCAGCTCTAAAAGAACTAGTTAGAACGCCGTTTAATGGCTACAACTACAGTCAGCAATTGTGGGGGAATACAGACAATCTTGTCAAAGATTTAAAAAAGGTTCTAAAAGCTGGATTTGTACGAGGAGATCACCCTCGAACAATGGCGCGTGATTTGGCACAGAAATATAAAGTGGCCAATAGCCGAGCTGAAACGCTCATTCGAACAGACGGAACGATGATTGTCAATCGTTCCGCTATCCAACGTTACAAGGATGCAGGGCTGAAATACTATCGCATATTGGTTCATCTTGACAATCGGACGACTGAAATTTGTAAAAGAATTCATGCGGAAGACAAACGGTATCTGATTGATGAAATGCAAGCTGGAGTAAACGCTCCGCCTTTTCATTTTAACTGCCGGTCAGGTGTGATACCTGACGAAGAGGAACTAAATGGTGATATCAAAGTTCATGATCATGACTTTGAAAAGTTAAGAGATGATCTTGCTAATTTGTGGGATGATATATCAAAAGGGAACGTAAGTTATAAGAATATCGAACGAAACCTCACAGAAAACTATATCATTGGACAATTACCGACGATTCCTGGTACTGAGGAATTACTGAAGAATGTACAAATTACTGGAAAAAATCTAGCAAAAATCTTAGAAAAGCATGGCACAGAATTCCCATTGGAGCAAATGCTATTGTTGCAAGAATTAGTTGCTAATCCAGATTATGTCGCCGATAACTCTGGTCATCATAACAATTCGGTACTGCTCTATAAAAAAGTCCCTGAACGCTTGAAATATCTAATGGAAGCAGCGCTTATACAAAAAGATGATGGTAACTACATCATCCACTATCACAAAATTAAAAAACAAAAATTAAATAAATTGAAACGTGAGCAAAAGATACTTTACTCTAAAGATGATATGTGATATACTTAGAGTAGAGATAGAGGTTGAAAAGTATCCGCCTCCAACGCGCCACTTAGCTAGTGGGTCGAGAAATGCGGGCGACATTCGGCGGTCCCGCCTATCTTGCGCTTAGATAGTAATCTAGGCGCTTTTTTGTTGCCCAGAAAGGAGATAAAATGTTTATTTGGGAATGGATATCAATCGCTTTCGGGTGGTTGGTATTTTTGTTTTTAATCTTTATTATTTCAGCGTTAATTAGCGGGATAATTGATGGCATAAAGAAAGGATTGAAGAAATGAAATACAGAAAGAAACCTGTAGTAATTGAGGCGGTTCAGTTCGTAGATACTGAAGAATCGATTTTAAAATTGTCAGAATTAGGATTAGATCCAGTTCGGATTGATTATACTGACCTAGATAATCCAATTTTAAAAATAGAAACACTTGAAGGATTGATGATTGCAACAGAAGGTGACTACATTATCAAAGGTGTGCAAGGCGAGTTTTATCCATGCAAACCTGAAATCTTTAAAGAAACATACGAAAAAGTAGAGGAGTAAAGATATGTTTATTTGGGATTTAGTATCAATTTTATTAGGTTGGATTATATTTTTTACGTTAATTTTGTTCGTAATAATTAAATTATTTGAAGTAATCTCAGCAGTAATTTCAGCTCTAAAAGTCGGAATTGCATTTAGAAAGAAACTGAAACAATTGAAAAACAAATAACCTAACCGTATGGAATCCCGTACGGTTTTTATATTGTCCAAACTGTACCGATGACAATAAAAGCTGTACTGTTCCGTCGCCGGACGTAAAACGAGATTATCGAGTGGCGACGTAATCGCTGGAGGACAATCATGTCAGAAGAAATCAACGGAACTACTACGACTGTGGATCAAACTGAGACTGTCGACACTCAGAACGATAAAACAGTAGAAACAGAATCAAATACAGGTAGCGAGAAGCACGAACGCACTTTTACCCGCGCAGAAATCGGGAAAATGTTGGCTGCTGAACGTTCAAAATGGGAAGCTGAACAAGCTACGGCGCTCGAACAAGCTAAAAGCGAAGGTGAACGACTGGCTAAGCTGACAAAAGACGAACGCGCTAGAGAAGAAGAAGCGAACCGAATCGCTGAATTGGAAAAGCGCGAGCAGGATATAGCAGAACGTGAGATGAAACTAGCGACTCAATCGCTTTTGGCAGATGAAGGGTTGCCACAAGAGTTTTTGGATCATGTGCTAGCTCCGACTGCTGAAGAAGTGAAAGCTAAAATCACAGCTTTGCGAACTGTATTTGATAGTGAAGTTGAAAAACGCGTAAACGAACGACTAGTTCAAAGCGCGCCGCGTCGTGGTACTACAACAGGAATCACGAAAGAACAAATTATGGCAATCGAGGACACAAATAAACGTCAGGCTGCGATTGCTGAAAATATCAATCTTTTTAGAAAGGGCTAGAACATGGCTGAACAAAAACTAACTACTATGGCTGACTTGGGCGAAATTAAGTCTATTGATTTTGTTAACAAGTTTTCCAAAAATATCAACGACTTGCTGACACTTTTGGGCGTCACACGTCGTCAAGAACTCACGAACGATCTAAAAATTCAAACATACAAATGGACTACTGATGTTGATGCAACAAACCCGGGTGAAGGCGAAGACATTCCTTTGTCTAAAGTGGTTCGCACGAAAGGTGATCCTTACGAGGTGGCATGGTTCAAGAAACGTCGTTCTGTCTCTGCTGAAACAATTGCACGTCACGGAGCATCTGTTGCTATCACAGAAGCTGATACACGTTTGATGCGTGAAATTCAAAACGGAATCAAGAACCAATTCTTTACATTCTTGAAGGCTAATCCAACAAAAAATAAAGGCAAAGGTTTGCAAGGTGCGCTTGCGCAAGCGTGGGCTAAAATTGCAACATTCAATGAGTTTGAAGGTTCACCTATCGTTTCATTTATCAATCCTCTTGATGCAGCTGAATATCTTGGTGATGCAGGCGTTGGAGCGAATGCATCTAATGTATTTGGTTTGACATTGCTCAAAAACTTCCTTGGTATGCAAAACGTTATCGTTATGAATGGCGTGCCAGAAGGCAAGGTTTATACAACAGCAATCGAAAACCTTGTGTTTGCTAATTTGAACGTTGCTTCAGGGGATCTTGGCGGATTGTTTGCAGACTTCACAGATGAAACTGGTTTGATTGCAGTTGCTCGCGATCGCGCTTTGAAAAATCTCACTTACGAATCTGTATTCTTCGGTGCTAATGTACTCTTTGCAGAAATTCCACAAGGTGTTGTAGAAACTACTATCGAAAAAGTGGCTCCTGCAGTAGTACCTGGAGGGTAATCAATGACAGCGATTGATAAAACTGAGATTTTGAAAGAAATCAAATTGTTAAAAGGGGTAAGCGATACTGCGCAGGATGATTTGCTGAATTTGACCATCAAAGAGAGCATAGAGCGAATTCTTGCCTTTATCAATCGCTACTCTGAAACATCAATTACGGAAATTCCAAACAACGCAGCCTACATCGTCCGTGATGTGGCAGTGAAACGATTTAACAAGCTTAATTCTGAAGGCGCTAAGGCCGATAGTGAAGAAGGAAGGGCGTTTACATGGGAAGACAGCTATTTGTCTGAAGATGATAAGCAAGCCCTTATTTCTTTAGCTGGCAAGCGAAAAACTCGAGGAATTGCTCGTTTTATCTAGGAGGTGATTCTATGATTTATAACCAAAGAGTTATTTTAATCAAAGAAGTTGAGCCTAAAGATGAGCTTTTTGGAGATACAACTCAAAACGAAACTGGTCCTCTGCCATGTCAGGAAAGCTCTCTGACGAATGCAGAACAAATGGGGATTTTTGGGAAGTACAATCTTGATAGCTTTAAACTACATCTTCAAGGGATTCACACGGGTTTCTCAGAGGTCATTTACAAAGGTAGACGTCGAATCATCCAAGGTAAGAAACATCACAAAAATAGTACGGTGATTTATCTATGAGCATAACATACCGAGTGAAGGGATTGGATAAATTTCTGCGCGAAACACAGAGAAAAGGTCGACAAGCCCCTATTGCTGTCGATAGGGAATTGAATCGTTCCAGTCTACGTGTCGAGCGTTTGGCTAAATTGTACGCTCCTTGGGATACAGGTTGGTTGAGTGAAAGCATATACTCGATGCAAGAAAAAATGCTTGGTTATAAAGTCATTTCGCCTGTTTTTTATTCGATATATGTCGAGTTAGGGACACGGAAAATGGCCGCACAGCCTTTCATGGAACCAGCGATGAGAGAGGAATATCCAAAATTGATGAATAACCTTAACAAAATGTTTAGGAAGTAAGTGACGATGAATTCTCCAACAACTGAACTATTAAACAGCTTAAGAAATAAATTGAAACCCTTGAATGTTCCAATCCATTTTAAGCTACCTAACGCGTCCGTAACCGAGCCTTTTTTAGTGATTGGAGGAATTGCATCTGACACATCAAAAACGGCGCAGACGGGGCTGATAATCGAAGATAGCACGGTTCAGATTGATATTTACTTGCCTGGTAATAAAAATCGGGCATACGCTGAAGATATAAAATCGCAAGCCATTCGATTGCTGGGACGTAATACAAGGACTACTTCAACTATATTGATGGATAACTCAATCGGTCGAGAGGTCTATCATATCGTTATCAAGACGACCGAAACAATATTATAAACAAGGAGGTCCTGACTAAATGACTGAAAAAGGACAAGTGAAAATTACAACAGCAAAACCAATCGTTGGTAAGAAAGTATTTTACTTCATCCAATCGATCCATGCTGAAAAAGGAGAGGGAGCCTTGCTTCCTGCATACCGTACAGACGGAACAACTACTCTTGGGGGCGAATACCAGGATGAGCAAACACAACAAGGTCGCTTGCTTGAAAAATCAAGTGACGAGCACTCAATCGAATTGACTCAATACTTCGCTCCAATGGATCCGTCAATCAACGTCGTCTTAGACGCGCAAGCTAAGGGTGAGTCAATCAAGATTTGGCGCGTAATTGTCGATGATAGTGTCAAAACTCAAATCGGAGAAGATCCAAATAAAAAGGATGCTTATCCTGCGAAGTTTGGCTATGCTAAAATCACTGATGACGTGGAATTCAACGATGGAGTGGAAGAGTTTGTTGAGCTTTCGTACACGGCTGGCATTGTAGGTCGCTTGCAAGACGGTAAATTCCCACTGTCTGCTGAGGAATTGGCTGTGTTGAACAATATCTACGCTTACCAAAATCCAGGCGAAACAACAGGAGACTACGATAACATCCAGCACTAATCTATCTAAGGAGGGGTGACTGTCAAAGGTCACCTTTTTATTTTGTTTGTAAAAGGAGTATATACACATGGAATTTAATGTTGCAAAAAAAATCGTTGAAATCAAATTTGATTATCGCTTAATGTTCAAGATTGACAAAGATATGGCGACTAAAGATGCAAATGGCCAGTCCGCGGGAAATGGTGTTGGTGCGCTATTCTTCAAAATTGTCAATCGTGACGACCAAGGAATTGTTGATTTGATTCAATATTGCGCAAGTAAAAAAGGTAAAGCAGTGTCTGAAGATGAAGCTTTAGCAGCTATTGAAGCACGATTTGAAAAATCGGAAAGTGATGATCCACAGGAAGAACTATTTCAGGAAATTGAAGAAGAAATGGTGCAGTCAGGTTTTTTCAAGAAGAAGATTTTGAAATATATCGAAAACATGAAGCTTGGACAAGAACTGGCACAAGCTCAAGCGGAAGCTGGGGATCAAACAGCAGAAGCTCAAGTCAAAGCAATTTCAGAAATTATTGGCAAGATGGAAAACGCGATATCTTAACAGAATGCGCAAAGCTTGGTTTGACCGACCAAAAAACAATCCTGAGCTGCAATAAGTGGGAGCTTGATGCCATTTTGGAAGGTCTTTACTACAAACAAATCGAAGAACGCGAAGCTCTTTCAGGTCTAGCTCTTGAACTGAGATATACATTGAACGCGAAAAAAGTCGATGCGAAGAAACTCAGTAAAAAGAGAGACAAGGACAAAGTCCGAAGGGTTTTCCATCCGGACAAAAAGAAAGAAATCAAAAACAAAAACGATTTTGTGGCATTGCTTGAAAAAGCGAGCCAGATGTTTGCAAATAGAAATTAGAAATAGAAGGAGGTGGATGCATGAGTTTTGATGGTTCTATTTACGCTTATATTGGGGCAGATACTAAAGATTATGAAAAGTCAATGAATGAAATTGTATCAAATACAAAAAAAGCTTTTGATGATGCCCAGAAAGCTGCGGTCAATAGTTCAAATCAAATGATTCAAAAAATTGGTCAATTGATGAATGAGCTCGCAACTTCAAATGCTTCAATCGGTCAAAAAATAGGTCAAGGATTCAAAGGTGGTTTGAATATCGCTCTGGGCGAAATCCAACGTATTGCATCTAACATTGGTCAAAGATTGCCCGAACCCATACAAGCAGGTTTGGCGAGAATAACACAAGCATTTACTAGTTTAAATTCTAAAATTTCAAGTGCTTTATCTCCAATTTCAAACAAATTTTCACAATTAGGTAGCACAATAGGAAATACCTTTAGCTCTGCTTTAGGAAAAGTAAATAATTTTACAAATCAAGTCGGGAATTCGTTAGGCGGTAAACTGATTAGTAAAATCAGTGCCTTGTCGAGTAAAATTTCCAGTGGTCTGGGTAATGCTTTTCAACAAGCAGGTAGTAAAGCTACCAACGCTTTGATGGGTATTGTGAATCACACGAATCAAGCAGCCTCTGCTACAAGTAATCTCATCAAGACAGCTCTGGGTATTTCTGCAGCTTATGCAGGATTTAACTTTATCAAGAATGCAATTGGTGGTGCCATTACCAAATCAGCAGATTTTGAAGCGCGTATGAGTAGCATCAAGGCTGTTACTGGCTCTAGCGCTGAAACGATGAAGCAATTTCATAATGCAGCCGTTAAAGCTGGTGCTGATACAGCGTTTTCTGCCACTGAGGCAGCGGATGCTATCGAGGAACTAGCAAAAGCTGGGGTATCTACCAAAGATATTTTAGATGGTGGTTTGACAGGCGCCTTAAACTTAGCAACTGCTGGGGAACTTGACCTAAAAGAAGCAGCAGAAATTGCTTCGACTGCTTTGAATGCCTTCAAGCGCGACAATCTGAGTGTAGTGGATGCAGCGAACCAATTAGCGGGTGCTGCGAACGCTTCGGCAACAGATGTCCATGAATTGAAGTACGGTCTTGCCTCTGTGGCTCCAGTAGCCAGTGGTTTAGGTTTATCGTTCAGAGACACAACAAATGCTCTTGCAGTGTTTGCTCAGAATGGTCTTAAAGGATCTGATGCGGGTACGTCACTCAAGACTATGCTGATGAACTTGCAACCGCAAACTAAAGGGCAATACAATGCAATGAGGCAGTTAGGCATCATTACAGAAGATGGAGCTAATAAATTCTTTACTGCCGAAGGTAAAATTCGCTCATTTGCTGAAATATCTCAAGTTTTAAAAGATAGTTTAGGCGATCTAACGCAACAGCAACAACAACAAGCTTTGAAGACGTTGTTTGGTACGGATGCTGTGCGTGCTGCAACTATCGCGATGAATGAGGGTGCAGATGGCGCGAACAAAATGCAAGCAGAAATCAGCAAGGTTACTGCTGCACAGGTTGCTGCCGAAAAGCTTAACAACTTAAAGGGAGCTGTTGAAGGTCTAAGCGGGTCATTTGAAACCTTGCAGATTAAACTCGGCGAATCAGTACTGCCATTATTTACAACAATCGTCAAATATGTGGATAAGCTGGTAGATAAATTCAGTCAATCACAAGGGATTCAAAATTTCACTGATGCAATGGCTACTATCAATCCTGTCTTAGACCATTTTTTGAATGGCACTAAGTTAGCAGATGGGACTATGGAGAAATTCAAAGGAACGATGTCTTCTGCAGCACCTATTTTAAGTCTGGTCGGTGGATTGCTAGCTTTTGGTCCTGCTACTAAGGGCTTGACAAAATTGACAGGTATATTAGGTGGCTTAGGTGGTAAGATTGGTGCTTTGGGATCAATTTTAAGTAGCGGTTTTCTTTCAGCAGCTGTAGATGTAGGGCTATTTGCATCAAAACTTAGTGGTTTACCTGGTGTCTTGGGAAATGTTGCAGCCAGAGGTATTAGCATTCTTAGCATGATGTCACAGGGCATCAGCTCTGTCATGAGTGTTGCGTTGGCAGCTATCGGTCCTGCTGCGATTCTTGGTCTTGTAGTGGCTGGATTGGGGATTATTAACAACCAATTTGGCACACAAATAGACCAGTTATTAAATACAGTAACGACTAAAGGGCCTCAAATCATTCAAAATCTTGTGTCAGGCATAACAAGTCAAATCCCTGCTTTGATAGCATCAGGCGCTGATTTAATAGCTAAATTTGCTAGCGCTTTTGCAACTATGTTTCCTGTCTTGGTGCAGGCTGGTGTTGATTTGATTGGTAGTTTGGTTCAAGGAGTAGGGCAAAATGCTACATCTCTAATCAGTTCAGCAGTGACTGTGATTGGAACGTTCGTGCAGTCTATTGCTAGTGCGCTTCCACAGTTGCTTGGTATGGGTGTTGAATTACTAGCAAATCTCGTGCAAGGCGTTCTTAATAATCTTCCGCAAATTTTGCAATCGGCTCAACAGGCAGTGATGACATTCTTGACTGGTCTTGGCCAACAAATGCCACAGATTATCCAAAATGGAATCCATATCCTACAAAATCTAGTAACTGGTATCATCCAATCATTACCAACAATTTTGCAAATTGCGGTACAGGTTATCACATCCTTTATCCAGGGATTGGTATCTAACTTGCCTGCGATCATTAGTGGCGGTATACAGCTGATTGTATCTCTAGTTCAAGGAATCATTAATAATCTTCCACAGATTGCTCAATCTGCTGCCCAAATCATCGGCACATTAGTCACAGGGTTAGCAAGTTCAATTCCTCAACTCATCCGTGGTGGCATTGAGCTAGTTGCAAAACTAGTGGTTGGTTTAGTAGCTGGTTTGCCGAAAATTCTTGAAGCTGGTGCTAAAATTATCTTTGAATTAGGCAAGGCGATGTTAACAGCTGTTCCTGAAGCAATCAGTGGAGTTGTTTCGGCAGTAGGAGATTTCTTCGGTGGTATGTGGGATTTTGTCACTGGAAAAACAACCGAAGGAAGCGAAGTTGTTAAGGCTAAGACGACAGAAATGTCGGATCATGTATCTGCTAAAACGACAGAAATGTCAACGAATGCAACCTTACAGGCGCAATCCATGCAAACGAATGTCGGCCTTTCTATGGATGCAATGAACCTTGATACTCAAACCAAGGTTAATGCTATGAGTACAAATGTTGATACAAGTATGCAAGGTCTTGCAGCAGCTGCCGGTATCAATATGCAGATGTTTAGCAGCAATGTGTCTACTAATATGCAACAAGCCCAAACGACTGCAACGACAGAGTCAGCCACAATGAATGCGAATGTCACTAGCAATTTAAGTGGATTGAATACAAGTGCTAGTTCATATTTACAGGCACTTCAAACAGATTCAAATACTGCATTCCAGACCGTTCAAAGCAATGCAAGTGCTATTTCTAGCAGTACAGCAGCTGCTGTTTCAGGCAATTATAGCACCATGAGTGGAAATGCGACAGGTTCAGCGAATAGTATGCAGGGGTCGACTACCTCGGCATTTTCTACGATGCAGTCTAATGCTGAAAGTAGCTCTCAAGCGGTTGCGAATGCTGTCACAAGTAATTTCAAGAATGCTGAAACTGCTGCGACAAATGCCATGAACGGTGTTTCTAAGGCTGTCACAGACGGCATGAATAAAATTGACCAAGCTGCAACTTCAGGCGGAAATAAGATGTCTCAGACATTTGATAACACTCTGAATAAGGTCAAGAGTTATGTCCAACAGGGCATGTCTGCTGTCTCATCTGCTTTTAATAGCGGAATGAATCAAGCTGTCAGCGTTTCGTCTTCTGCAAATAGTCAGATTGTGGCTATTTTCAATACATTGGCTAGTCATCTGTACTCTGTTGGTGTTCATGCTGGTTCAGGTCTCTATAATGGATTGGCAAGCATGGCTGGTAGTCTTTACTCACTCGCATATTCAATCGCTTCTAATATTGCAAGCGTGATGCGTTCTGCTCTGGATATTCATTCTCCATCTCGAGTGATGAAATCCATTGGTGGATTCACAGGCGAGGGAATGTATATCGGTATGTCTGATTGGGTGCGCAGAATCAATGGTGTTGCGAAACAGTATGCGATGGCGATTACAGACCAAAGTTATGGCGTTGATAGCTTAATCACGACTTCGGCCAGTGTGAATAACACTGGTCTGAAATCAAGCTTAGAAAATCTAAGCGATGATGTGAAGAATTCTCAATTATCAAACGCTAAATTTGAAATTCATAACGAAATTGTGGGTGACAAGATTTACACGTCTGTTAAAGAGCGAGAAGCTCGTGACCGTATCAAAGATGATTACTTTGTCTACGAATAGAAAGGCTACGAAATGGATTTATTGATTACGCATGCTAACACTGAGACTAAATTGTCTCAGTTAGGTATTTATAACATTAAAGTTGCTGATAGTACGCCTTCTGTTGAAGTGGATAGGCGCACAGTAAAAGGGCGTAATGGTTATATCCACGACGGGATAACATTGCGCCAGAAAGTTATAAAAGTTACGGGTAGGCTGGCAGTTGCTAGCCTTTCGACTTTTATGGAAAAACAAGACGAGCTTTCAGGTTGGTTATATGGTGACGAGCCTTATTTCGTTACGAAAATGCACCCAGTACAAGATGACTTGTACGGATTTGAACTACCGGGAGCAAAAACGGGGGATTTAAACCTTTTAGATATTCCTCACACTGCTTGGAAGTATCGATATAAGGTGCATATCAGTAATGAAATTGACTATGACTTTATCGGAAAATCCGCGACAGGATTGAAATATAACATTTCTTTTGAGTTGGTGACTGCTGAGATGCCATTTGGCGAAACTGTACCTCGAGACATTGTTTTGGCTGGAGGAATTATTCCATATAAGGGCACAGCTACTCTCAGCCAGCTAGAAGTGCCTTATGTAGTCGAATTGACTGCAAGCACTAGCCAAACAAACTTCTTTTTGGAAATTGATGGCAGACGTTGGGTCTATAATCATACTTCAACACCGATTAAAGAAGGTGACAAATTGCGCTTGTCCGGTGTCGAAAATGTAATTTACAAAGGCGTGGCATTGCCAGATTTGAACATCAATATTCGAACAAATTATGAATATTTTATCATTCGTCCAAATCCGCAGAAGCAAGTTCGTTATTCTACTGATTTTAGGGGGACAATCAAAATTTTAGGTTTTAAAGAGCTATACAAGTAAGGAGGTGATAGATTGATTACATTTATTGATGAAAAAGGTACAGAGCATAGCGCCTTAGTCGCTTACTCTGTGACTAACGCAGTCAACGGTGAATTGTCTGTGAAAGGCACAATCTATACCAACGATAAAGTCTTGCACGGTATAGGCAGAGGCTGGCGTTTTCGCTTAGACGATGAATATTATCGTATTACTTACGCAAAACCTAACGACACAGGACGACAGATTGAGGTCGAATTTGATGCAGTGCATCAGTTCTTCTACGACATGTCAAAATCCATGGTCTACACTACTTTAAATGGTTCAAAGCCGTTTGAAACATATCTACAAGCGATTTTTTCAAACAGTGGCTATACGTATAATCTAGAAACGACGGTCGGGTCTATTCGAAAAGAGAATTTTGGTAATAAGTCTAGACTCTCGCTTTTTAACGATATTATCAAGGCTGCTGGCCTTGAATTTTCTGTCCGTGGACATGTCATTCGAATCTTAAAACGAGTCGGAACAGACCTGTCTACAATCGTTCGTAAAGATTTTAATATGAACGAGCTGAAAATAGAAAAAGATATCAATAGCTTTGTAACCTACCAACGTGGTCTCGGTGCTTGGAAAGATGATGAGGATCATTCAAAAGGTCGTTACGAAGCTTCATACGAGAGTCCGCTATCTGCTATTTACGGACGAATCGAAGCGGACCCTGTTGTAGATGAGCGCTACAAAGATACAGGAAAGCTATTAGAAAGGCTAAAAGAAAATGTGGATAAGTCGTATAAGGTTTCTGTTGAAATCGATATGGAAGACTTGTCACAGGCTGGCTATCGGATCAGTCGTCCGAATCCGGGCGACTATATTATGGCCATTAACGAAACCTTGGGATTTCGTCAAAAAGTCCGTATTGTATCTTTCACTAGCGAATATGATGTAGGTGGCAACCTAATTAGTCGAAAGGTTATCTGCAATGATATTGGAACGGTTCAGCGTGCAACAAGTGAAATTAGCCATTTATCACGTACGCTAACTGAGTCAATAGACGGGAGCGAACGTGCCTTACAAACAGCTACAAGAGCTTTAGTGTCTGCAGATGGGAAAAATACGAATTACTTTGGAGATGTGAAGCCTTTAGATGTGCCAAAAGGGGCCTTGAGAAAAGGCGATCGTTTATTTTTGACCGTAGGAGACAAAAAACAACTGTACTTTTGGAATGGTGCAGAATGGGAACTTGAACCGACGGAATTCGACCACGAGAAATTCGATATGGAATTCAATCGAAAATCTCAAGAAATTAAAAAAGCTATTCAAGAAAATAGGCAAACTGCTATAGAAGCCTTGCGAAACGCTGACGCAAGTACCCTGCTTGCACAGGAAGCCAAGCGGATTGGGTTGGATTCGATTGCCAAACTTGATGAGTTTAAGAGACAGGCTACGAGCACTCAAGCTGCTCTGTCGGGTGATTTGGACGCCTTGAAACGTACTGTCACAAGTGAGGTCAATCAAGCTTCAGAATATCGCAGAACGACCACAGAGGCCCTTAGTCGCATGACTGGCCAGATGGACGGATTTGCGACGAAATCAGAGGTCAGACAAGATGTAGCTGGTCTGACTGAAACATTTGTCAAGCTTAAAACTGATACGACCAATTTGATTTCTGGAGCCAAAAGCGAAATCACTTTAGCAAAAACAGAATTCAAGAAAACAGCTGATGGATTGTCTGCTAAAATGTCAGCAGTCGAGAGCTATGTTGGTCAAGATGGTCAGCGACAAGAAGCATTGAGAAGATACACTCGAGAAGAGAGTGCACGACAAGCGACAGCAGTCCGTGAGCTGGTCACAAGGGACTATGTTGGTAAATCGACTTATCAGGAGGACGTGAGAGGTCTTGAACGTCGTTTTAGTGCGATAAGCACGCAGACGAATAATGACATCGCTTCAAAGATTGCTCAGTATAAGCAGACAGTTGATGGCCAATTTGCAAGTATTACGTCTCAGATTGCTGGCAAGGCTAATCAGACAGATTTCCAGCGTGTCAGAGAGACTAGTCAACTCTATGAGCGGATTATTGGTAGAAATGAAAATGACATCTCTAATAAGGTCGCTCGCATGGCTCTGACGAATCAACTGTTTCAGGTTGAGGTTGGGAAGTATGTTAAAGGTGGCCGAAATTTAATCCGAAATTACGACTGGAATGGTTTACTACCTCTTGGGACATTTGAAACAGATTGGAAATTCGAAAGAATTGCTGACGGAAATGCAAAAAGCGGATACGTTTTAAAAGCTACTTGTACAAAAGCCGGTAACGGTGGAATCCATAAGCCCTTTTTCGATTTGAGAGCGAATAAATTTCAAGGTAAAGACATGACTTGGTCTTTGGATATGAAATCCAGTCGACCAATTACCTTCTATGATATGGGATTCGAAGCAGGTGGATTAAAGAGAAATGTGCTGATTTCGACAGAGTGGGAACGAATTACTAACACATTCAAAGTTGCATTTGAGCAATACTATTCATGCGTTTTTTATGCCAAAGGATGGCAGGTTGGCGATGTAGTTTATATTCGTGATCCACAGCTAGAAGAAGGAACCGTTGCTACATCTCCAAAGCGTGCCCCCGAAGACACAGAGGAAGCGATTCGCTCGGTTCAAACCCAACTAGCTGGTTCATGGTCTGTTCAAAACATCAACTCAGCTGGAGATATCATCTCTGGAATCAATCTTGGTGCCAATGGACATAACCGCTTTGTTGGTAAGTTGACTCATATTACGGGCGAGACCTTGATTGATAAAGCTGTTATAAAATCAGCCATGGTTGATAAGCTGAAGACGGCCAATTTTGAAGCTGGTTCAGTGACCACGGTTGTTTTGGATGCTGAGGCAGTGACCGCTGACAAATTGAGAGTAGACCAAGCTTTTTTCAACAAACTTGTATCAAACGAAGCTTACTTGAGTCAACTATTTGCCAAGCAAGCATTCATTAATCGTGTTCGTAGTATATCGATAGATGCGAGTCAAATAACAACAGGAACACTAAGCGGAGATAGAATCTACGGAGGGACCATATCAGGTACTACACTGACAGGCCATACAAAAATTAATATCGGTGCTTATGGCTCGTTTGATACTATAAATGGTGGTTTGCAGATTAATGTACCACGAGACTATAATACAAAAGATGGATTGGGAGTTCAGTTCATTGGTTCTTATGGCCGAGGCGAGAATGTTCCTTATGGATTATTCGTTTACAAGGACGATGATATAACACGAGGGGGTACAGCTCGCGATACAGATGAATTCATCATGACTGTTCAAGGGTACATCAATACAAAAGGGATTGGTTGGCTGAAAACAGGCAAAGGCAAAGTAGGAAGTGTGACAACAGGAACATTAGGGTTCTGGCAGTCGACCGTTGCGTTAGATTACGCACCAAACGACATTTACTACACATATAATGGTACTGCATATGGCTTGTGGGCCATTATAAAACAAAGCTTCTCGGACAGCCGTCTGAAGGAAAATATTGTTGACTGTAAGCACAAGGCTCTTGATTATATCCAACAATTCCAGTTCAAGGAATACGATTGGAAGAAGCAAGACGACAGACCACGACAAGCACACACGAAGATTGGTTTGATTGCTCAAGAGGTTCAAGCAGTGGATCCTACACTCGTCTATGAAAATGGCGACACGCTGAACCTTGACAACCTCAGACTAACAAACATCGCACTTAAAGCAATTCAGGAGCTTGCTCTTGAAAATCAAAAACTTACACACAGATTGGAAAATTTAGAAAATGAACGAAGAACAGCTTAACCAAGTCTTAAGCATGACACTTGATGACATGTTAGTTGATTCAAAGGCATCAATGCTCAGACATAATCTGTTGAAGATTCAACTAGGGGAAAAAGAAGCAGAGAATCAAAGACTTCAAGCACGAGTGGATGAGCTGGAAGCTCTGCTTGATGAACAAACTAAACCAGCAGAAGGAGAATAGATATGGCAATCAATGGCTATAACTTATCAACAAAACCGTACTTAAGAATTTCTGGCTCGAACGTTGAGACGGTGGTAGAAATTCAACTATCAGAAGGCAACCGCTACAGCACTAACTCACGATCATTCCCCGGAGACCGTACAAATGAATCAGAAGACGTTTTGATTCAAGCGGTGTTGGATGTTCTCAAGTCTGAATTGGACCCAAGCTCTGCGATTGTGCAGGCGCAGAATAAGCTTGAACAAGCTGAGCAGCAGATTGCCCAAAACAAGACCGAGCAGAACAGACTTGCTGCTCTTGCAAATAAAATCGATAAAGTAGTGCGTGTCATGGCTCAAGATTCCATCATGGGTGAGAAAATTGCCTACGGAACAACCTACAAGGAGCTTGTCGAACTCTTCCCATTTGCAGAAGAAGGTAAGGTCTATCAACCAGGTGATATGTTTGTGATTGAAGATCCTGAGCATGTCGAATTGAACGGCGAAGGTAAACGTATCTTGATTCAAACGAATCAGGCTTTCGCTTACAAAGGCGAATCTATCAAGCAACTTGAAGGTGGACCATCTCAAAATGGCCTTCTTGCAATCTGGAAGTGGGATGGAACAAAAAACGACAAACAGACTCAAACATCTAATGAGTTAGAGACAAAACCTGTTCAGTAAAGGAGAATATATGAAAATCGAATTGTTTAACTTTTTTAGAAGCCTCATCCAAACAGAAGATGGTTTGGTATTGTATGCTCTAGCTCTAATTGTTTCAATGGAAATTATTGATTTTGTGACAGGAACTATTGCTGCTATCGTAAACCAAGAAATTGAGTACAAGAGTAAAATAGGCATCAATGGGCTACTTCGCAAAATTTTAGGGGTCCTATTGCTGATGATCCTCATTCCTATGTCCGTTCTGCTGCCTGAAAAGACAGGCTTCGCTTTCTTATACTCAATTTATCTGGGGTACATCGCATTTACTTTTCAATCGCTCATTGAAAATTATCGCAAACTAAAAGGAAATGTCACTCTTTTTCAGCCGATTTTAAAAGCGTTTCAACGCTTGCTTGAAAAAGATGAAGATAAAAATAAAGGAGAATAACACATGCAACAAATTACTGAAATCATTATTGCTTCAGCAACTGGAATCTTGACTATCCTAGCTGGTATCGTAGTCAAATCGATTAAGGATTTTCTTGTCAAAAAGGGTGGAGAAAAGACCATCAAGATCGTTGAAATCCTTGCTAAGAACGCAGTCAACGCAGTCGAGCAGGTAGCCTCTGAAACAGGCTACAAAGGCGAAGAGAAGTTGGAGCAAGCACGAACTAAAATCCGTGCAGAGCTTAGCAAATACAACATCAACATGACTGACAAAGACCTTGATACATTTGTCGAGTCAGCCGTTAAGCAGATGAACAATGTTTGGAGAGGAGAACAATAATGGATATTGATACAAGTAGGCTAAGAACCAATCTTCCGCAGGTTGGAGAGCAACCCTATCGTCAGATTCACGCTCATTCGACTGGGAATTCACGGTCCACTGCTCAAAATGAAGCAGATTACCATATGCGCAGACCAGCTGAATCTGGCTTCTTCTCGCACGTTGTTGGTAATGGTCGTGTAATGCAGACATGGCTTACTGACCGCGGTGCCTGGGATGTAGGTGGTGGCTGGAACGTTGAAGGATATGCGCACGTTGAATTGATTGAGAGCCATGAAACTCAAGAAGAATTTGATCGTGATTACTGGTTATACGTCGAACTTTTGAGAAATCTAGCCGATGAAGCAGGAATTCCGAAAACTCTTGATTCCGACAGCCTTGCAGGTATTAAGACACATCAGTATTGTACGTACAATCAACCACGGAATGCGAGCGACCACGTTGACCCTTATCCTTATCTGGCCAAATGGGGCATTAGCCGTGAACAATTCAAGAAGGATATCGAAGGTGGTATCTCTACTGAAGCTGGCTGGAAACACAATGAGACAGGCTGGTGGTGGGAAGAGTCAGATGGCTCTTATCCAACAAAACGCTGGAAGCAAATCAACAACGAATGGTTCTACTTTGATGAACGTGGCTATTGCCTAATCAATCGATGGTTTAACGATGGTAAAGACTGGTTCTATCTTGATAAGCGTGGTGCTATGGTCACAGGCTGGATGTACATTGGTAATTACTGGTATTATTTCAAGGCAGACGGTCGTATGGCTAAAGGATGGGTGAAATACCGTGAAACATGGTATTACTTGGATGAAAAAGATGGCGACATGAAATCCAATCAGTTTGTCAAATATGGAAACGGCTGGTACTATCTCAAACCAGATGGAACAATGGCAGACAAGCCAGAGTTTACTGTTGAGCCAAACGGCTTGATCACCACGAAATAAAAACAGAAAGAATTTCAAAATAGATTACACTAAACCGCAGGTTATTTGCCTGCGGTTTTATTGTTTTAAAAGGGGCAAAAAAGGGGCAAAAATGCCGTAAACCTCCGTAAAATGATGTAAAAATAATTATTTCAAAGTCAAAAATATAGCTGATTTTTAAGGTGTCGGAAC